ACCGTGATGTACTGGCAATTTTACCCCTGCCAGCTAAGAACACACCACAATCGTCGATCAATGCCGTGATCGGAAAAATTGGGACCAAGTCCCGCGACTACCACACTTCCGGCTCAAGCCGGCCAAACACGACCAATACAGTGTCTGGATGGTAACCGCTACGTCTCGGGTGCACTGGCAGCACCCGGTTATTTACATTATTAATCATCTGTAATTGACTTTTAATTTAGGTGATCATCTTCTACACCCCGTGGACCGGGGCTGGCATGTGTAGTTCAAGGTACTAAAGTTGGAGAGCGGGGGCAGCTTAGCTGCAGAAAAAGGAATCCCGGGCGCGAACACGCCCTACACGCTATTTCCATTTACACTTCCCACCTCTAGTTTCCCCCACACACCGTCTGAATGGGAGGCCAGTTCCCCACCATTTATTGTCAATCCAAATGAACGCCGACACCAAAGGCCGGCGTCGAAGTTGCTGCCAAAAGTAAAAGCTGTAGTATGCCGAGCCTCGCGCCCAGTAGGCACGATGCACCAACAAGTAGTCCCTACAGTTCCTCCAGAGGGAGAGAGCCAGACGGGCCATTGTATTGCATGGGCCCGTTGTCTTCTATCTCCCCCAGTATGCGCTGTGCGCTGTCTACGTACCTAGTTGGTAGTACTGTGTCCACAAGCCATGCTCATCGAGGTAACCCCAAATCTCCCAGACAACTTGCTCGCCCTCGTTGGCTCCCGGAAATATCTGAGAGCCTACTAGATATGGCTGGGTCAATGCAGTCTCTGACCATCCCAGCGACCAGTAAACGGGTTGAGGGTTGACGGGGTCGACGATAGGTTCTGTTGCCAACTCCGGGGATTGTGGGGGCTCAGCCACCGGTGGTTGCTAGGCAAGCTTGTCAGCGAAGATGAGAATGTTCGCTGATCCATCGTACGACGTGTCCCACCAAGTGAGAACACTGCCAGCTGCTGCAGAGACAACGCAGCGTGCCCAGGCACACTTGTTGGTCTCGGCAGAGCCTATCGTGGCGACAGCCTGCTTGCTGAGGATGGTCCCGTTGTCGATTGAAGCATCATCTCCCATGGCGATAGTCTGGTTTAGATAAGTGCACAGCAAGAAATACGTGCCGGCTTCCTGAAACTGGAACTTCATATGGCCAGCGGTGCCCTGGACGTCGATCCGGTGCGGGCTCGTGGTCGTCGGATAGTATGAGCTATACAGTAGACGGTCCGCGGGCGCACTCGGGAAACCAGTTGCAATCGGCAGTGCACGGTTCGCAAAGGGAATGTCGTCAGCCCCGCCGAGGTAAATGGACGAGGATCCAAACGGAACGGGTGGCTCCAGGACGTTGCTGTGGTACGGATACATCATCTCGATGTCATACGTGACGTAGATCTGTCCCACCGTCGTACCTGGGGGAACACTAAGCCCGTCGGTGCCAATGTTCAGCATACCCTTGCAGGTTTGCCGCAGTTCGGCCCCGAGGGTCTGGACCCCGTGCTCAATGAAGTAGCCAGCTTGCGGTGACTCAGATGGGGCACATTCCACAGGAGCGGCAAGGTTCATCGATGGCTTGGTCGAGACCGCGAACTTCGAGTTCATCATACCCTGCATGCTGATGTAGCTAGGGTCGGCCGGGTCATAATTGACTGTCATCGCAATGATGCCGTTGTTGTTGTAGTCAGTGCTGGTCGACTTGTAATAGAAGACCATGCCATGGAGCTTCCACCGCTGGAACCTCTTGGCAAATGCTGCTAGCCAAGGAAACAAGTCCGCATTGGTGGGAGTGATGGCATACTGAGTCACGTTGAATCCGGTGCCCTCGGGCGCCGTGACTTCGCCAATATACTCGCGATGGGTGATACGCACGTTCGAGTCTACGCCACCTCTACCACTGAACTTGGGCACGATGTCTATGGCACCGGACCCTCCTGTCTTGGTAATGGTGTTGTGGGACACGACGTAGTCGCCATACCCGGAGATTGTCGATAGGGCCGCTCCTGCTGCTGAGCCGACGGGTCCTCCAAGAGCACCCCCAGCAGCCGCAAAAGACCCCTTAGGAAGTCGCGACAATACTCGATCGATTCTCGAGGATAAGCTGCCGACAGCACCGCCCTGAAACATACGTTGGTTGCTTGGTGACTGCTTGTTGTTGTTCTTAATTTTTGCATTCTTCATTTTCTATACTATTATTATTATTTATTCGATTACCCTTAGCTCAGGAAAGCACGACGCTCCCCACCGCGGACGAGGGTGACCATCCACTGCGTTTGCTGAAATCCAAGATCTCAGCATCACAGCATGTAACAGATAGTTCCTCTTCAATCCTGAGCTGCAGCGAAGGTGCTATGCCAAATGCGATGGCAAAGCTGACCCTAGTTTGGTCAGCCACCTCAACACTGGCCCAGTCCGAAAAACGGGCTTTCCTCCCAGCGCGCATAAGACCGGTGTCGGATAACAACCGGCCCTTGGAAATCGCACTAGGGGTGCCGCTACGGACCATGGCCCGGTACGTGGCGCAAAAGATGGGAATGTCGGCATACAATGACAGCCCGCACATTCCTACCGCATGGATCCATTTACTGTGTCCCTGGGACGTGGACTCGCCCAGGCACATGGAATCCTTAGCACATGCGTTAATTGGTTCTCTGACCATGGTCCAACCCTCGGGTGTGGAGACAGGGGAACACTGACAGAACCTAATATGTTCCATCAACTCTGCCACCCCTAGTGGGCATACAGAGGTCGCCTCCAACTCCATTTGAAACCCAAGGGTCAAAAACCAATCCTTGTAATTCCGGAGACACTTTGCCAAGTCTCCTTTTCGAAGGAAAAGAACGCAGTCGTCGCCGTTGTTGACTAGATCAAACCAGTGGAAACCTTGCTCAACACAGAAGCGGTGCATCATGCAACAAGTGATGATGCAATTGCCTTCTCCCGTATTCATGTCTCCACTGGCGCGTCCACCACTGGTGCGGTAGGACAACTTGTGTCCCTCCACGAAGGTGCTGGCAACATTGCTCAACTGTTGCTTTAACAACCAGTCGAGCTGCCGGCTCCTACCAAATGGCGCCTTCCAACAGCGATGCTCAAACTCTAGAGCGGGCCTACTACAATGCTGATCAAACCTCTTGGCATCAAGGAGCACGCCGACAACGTCACCGTGAGCGGTCATCTTCTCATAGATGACCTGACCCACTTCCGACGGCGTCATGCCCTTGGCTACCACGGGGTGGCCGTTGAACAGCTTGTCGATGGCCTGACACATGCTACTTGCAGTCGCACGTATGTACCGCCCCAGCGCATAGTTATACACTGGGGTTCGTGGTTGAATTACCCGAGGAGCTGGGTCTTCTTTCGATTCAAAGTCCAATTTCTCAAACTTGACGAAAGGCTTCAACCACGCGTGTTTGGGTGTGCACCCTACCTTCATCCACTCCTCTGCCGCCTGGACATACAGGCGCCTTTTGCTACTAGGACACTGGTCAATGAATTGAGCACAGGTCAACCGCCGAGCATTGGGCACCTCAGACGCAAAGAAATGTGGATAATAGGTGAATTTGGACTCCCACGCACCTTTCAGTGGCTGCGGCGTTGGTACTAGCACGCCACTGGCATCTTTAACGTGGAAAATCCGTTCGTCTATCCCTCGCACCAGGTTTGCGAGGGAATTATTGTGCGCACTATACCGAGCACGAGACGAGATGTTGCCCCAAATGACAAGGTTCCGGGGCTTTTGAACCTTGTTTTTCCCACCGTGGTCTACTTCAATGGTGATCTCCCGAATACATCGCGACGGAACTGCTGTATCCTCACCAGTGAGCAGAGCACGGCAGCATCACCTGCGGGCAGCGGGGACGGCAGACAAAGCGTCCTCGAGGATTTTATCCATCAAGACCTCATCTTCCGTCTTCACGTGGTACAGGGCTACCAATGCATTAATATGGAAATTTCTTGCCCGTCTCACGTCGCTGAGCCAGTTGTTGCTCATGCCGGATGTCTCATCAGCACCGATTGCATCTAACATCCTCTGGGTCTCCTTGTCCCATCTGGTTTCGATGCCACCGTTTTCGTGCCTTAGAGCTCGTCTCTCCTCCGACAATTTAGCCTTGTCAGCTTCCGCCTTCTTCCTTGCCTGTAGATCCTTTTCCTTGGCAGCGATCTTGTTATCTATAAGCTGCCTGGCTTTGTACCTCAGGAAGGCCATGTCGGTTGCCGACTCGGTTAGGCCGTTTATGTTGGCTTTTAACTCCTCGACGAGGAATCTTAAGTCACCGACCCTGGCTTTGAACCGCCGTTCTGCTCTCCTCCGGATTTTGTGGTTCCTGCCCTTATATGAAGCCGTCACTACAGTCCTTAAGTTGGACAGCACGCCGTGCTCCACACTGACGGGTTCCACACCCTCCTCCTCCTCCTCCCAGTCCTCACACAGAAACTGGTCAGCGCACGCTTGTGCTGCTACGCTAACCTCTAACTTTGCGAGTCTGCGCTCGAACGCCCATTGGATTGCCCGCTTAAACGGGCCGGGACTGGGCGTCCGGGTCTCCTGGTTTGGCACCACCGATGAATCAACTAAAGCTGGGATGTACTCGGCTCTACGCCGATCCCTAACCGCAGCTAACGTCGGAAATGCCCGGAATAATCTATTCCTGAGGACGGTCGACCACGCCGCCCCCTGCGCTTTGCGAACTTCGCACAGCTCGCGGGACCTTTCAGGCCCAAGCGCTTCGCAAACTGGACATGTCCAGTCTCCGCAGTCGCCCGTACATTTTCCCGGGTCGACCCACT